GCTGCAGCCGGGTGGCGTTCATCCCGCAGATGACCTGGCCGCCGCGCAGGCACTGCTCGGGCGTCACGTCCATCTTGCGCATCTTCCAGACGAAGGTGTCGTACTGGCCGAAGCCGATCGGCTCGCCTTGCCTGGCCATGGTCGCGAGCCGGATGATCGCGCTTTCGCCCGCCTGCCGGTGGATCTCCGTCAGCATGATGTCGGGGGCGTCCTTGGTGAACGCCCCTTCGCCCTTGATCGGCGGCAGCTGGCCGGGGTCGCCCAGCACCAGGATCGGCTTGCCGAAGCTCATCAGGTCGCGCGCCATCTCCTCGCCGACCATCGAGACCTCGTCGAGCACGATCAGCTTCGCGTGCGCGGCGTCGCTCTGCGGATTGAGCGCGAAACGCGGCTTCTTCATCGCCGAAAGCGCCTGGCGCATGGCCTCGATCGCCGCCTCCGCGGCGGTGCGCTCGAATCCGGCGAGCCGGCGCGCGTCCTTCTCCGCCTGCTCGATCTTCTTCTTCGCCGCCTCGATCTCCTCCTCGGTCGCCTCGATGACGCTGTAGATCAGGCTGTGGATGGTGCGCGCGGGCGTACCCTTGCGGCGGAGCACGTGCGCGGCCTTTCCGGTGAATGTCGCCGTAACCACGCCTGGAACGCAGGCACCGCCGTCGCGATCGCTCCGGTGCGCCTCCAGCCCGAGCTCTTCGAGGGCGAATTTGAGGACCGTGGACTTGCCGGTGCCGGCATAGCCGAAGAGCCGGAACACCTGCTGTTCCCGGGTCCGGCTGCCGTACCAGTCCTTGATGGCGGCGATGGCGCGGGCCTGCGTGCCGGAAGGGGTGATGCCGGTCATCGTCCCGCCCTCCAGCACCGCTCCCGCCAGGGGCATGGCGGGTGCCACTCGCCGCCGGTCATGCCGCCGCGGCAGACGGCGGACGACGGATCGCCGACCGCCCGCGGGAGCAGATCCTCGGCCTCGCTTGCCCGCACGATAAGCACCGCCTTGTCGCTCGCCGCCTGCGCCAGCCCCGCGTCGAACGGCACGAGTTCACTGTGAAGGCTCCAGGTGTCGCGGTTGAGCGCGGTGAACAGCGCCGGGTTGGGGAGATCGAGGTACGCCTGATAGAGCGCGATCTGCGCGGCGTAGACGGGTCTCGCGAGAACGACGCCTCTCTTGACCACCTCGTTCCAGGACGAGAGGCCGAGCGCCTTGTTCTCCCACAGCGCGGGATAGGCCATGGGCGCGGGGCCGGACAGTAGGCAGCCGTCGATATGCCCCTTGAAGCTTCCGCCCAGCGCGGAGAAGCCGAACTGCCGGCCGTCCTTGCGGCCGGTGCGGAGCTCGAAGCCGGCGGCGCTGAGCCAGCCCGCCACCACGTCCTCCGCGCGATGCCCGGCCTCGAAGATGCGCAGCGTGCCGCCGGCGAACCCGCTACCCGCGTCCTTCGGCACGGCGAGATAGTCGTACTGGATCTGACGCAAGCACGCGCGTCCGAGACCGGAGGCGCTGACGTAGCGGCGGGGCGGCTGTTCCCGGTTGCGCGCGATCAGGGCGGCGTCGATGGCGGTATTGACGGCAACGCCGATACCGGAATCGCGCGCCGGGCCCTCGTACTGGCAGCCGGAGCCGTGGTTGAGATCGATCATTCGCCGCGCTCCCAGAAGCCGCCGCCCCTGGCGATGCAGCGCAGCTTGCGCTCCTGGGCGCCGGTCAGGCGGGCGCGGCTGCCGTAGGTGTCGAGTTTCTCGCGCAAGGATTCGCAGAACTCGATCTCGAAGTCGGTTTCGGCGTTGGCCTCGGCCGCCTCGAGCAGCGTCAGCCAGTCCCCGGCCGGACCGTCGTCGTTCAGATCCATCGCGACGGCCGGCCCTCTCAGAAAGGGATGGGATCGTCCAGCGCCGTCCCTGTCCGTTCGGCGACGCCGGCCTGGCGCTGCATGCTCTCGACGTAGCCGGTGACCGCCGCCTCGATCAGGCGGTCGATCTCGGCGGCGGTGCGATGGAGAAACGGCGCCATCAGGCCGAGATCGGTCAGCGCTTCGGCGAACGGGCGCCGCGCGTCCTTCAATGCCTGCGTTTCTCGTGCCGTCTTGTCGATCATTCCGTTGTTCCTTCCCGCGAGCGCCGCGCCGGCGTCGAGGCAGCGCATGGAGCAGAAGCGGTAATGCGGATAGCGGTCCCAGCGGAGCCGGTGGACGTAGCCGAAGCCCCGGGCCTCGCGTCCGCAGACGGCGCAGACGCCTACCCGAGCAGGAGCCGGGTCAGGTCCGGATGTCCGTCCGGTTCCGCCTTGATCCTCTCCGACGCCAGGACCACGAAGCGGCCGATGGCGTTGGCGGCCATGGCGTCCAGCTCGGGCATGGTCAGGCAGCGGATGGGCTGGTGCAGCTTTCCTCGTCCTTCCAGCCATTCGCCGATCGCCTTCGCCGCCTCGCGCGTCACGTGCGCCTGCCACTCGTCATCGGTCATGGGCCGATGCACCTTGCCGGACCCTGCGTCAGCTGTTGAGCCAGGCCGGCCCGGCGGCGGGAGCGGGTTGAGCCGGCGTGGCCGCGGGCTGTCCCGCCCAGGGCACTCCACCCGCCGCTGGCGCCGCCGCCGGCGCGCCCCAGGCGGGCGGCTGCTGGACGGAACCCTCGGGCGCCTTGCGCGGCTTGGCGTTGACCGGCTCGGGCGCCACGGCCTCGCCGCGCATGATGCCCGCGTATTGCGGCTCGCCCGGCAGGACCACGTTGGCCAGCTTGTTGGCGTCTTTGTATTGCGGGCTCGAGGCGGGCTCGATCATGATGCGGGCGGCGAAGACGATCCCATCGAGCTGCTTCAGCCCCTGCATCACGCGCTTCTGCCTGGCGGCCGGGCTCATGTCCTTGGGATCGAGGCCGAGCGCGCTGTCGATCATGGCGCGGAAGGCGCTCTTCGAGATGTTCCAGCCCTTGGACTGTCCCTTCTCGTCGAGCTTGCCGCCTGCAACCGTGAAGTTCTGCCAGAACTTGCGCCGGGCGAAGGGGCCCTCGACCACGGTGAACTCGCTGTCGAGCATTCTGGCGTCGCTCGACTGCGAGGCCTTGAGCAGGCCGGCATCCATCGGCGTCGGGCCGTTCACGCCGCCCGGACGGATGGTCATCTTGACCTTGGCGAAGGTGCCGTCGGGGATCAGCTCGCCCATTGGCGCCTTTTGCGGCTGCGCGTCGTTAAGATCGTACATGGCGTTCTCCTCTTGGTTTGGTAATCAAGCTGCGTGTGGGGCGGTGCCCGCGGCGGCTGACGCCGCCCACGAGGCCGCCGTGGCCGTCTTGTTGATCTTGGCCAGCAGCGCGCCGAGGTCGGGCGGCTCGGTCAGGTCCAAGCGGCCCGAGCGGTCCTTGGCCGGCAGCCCGAACGGGTTGCCGGCGCGGCAGACCAGCCGCCGCTCCTGCGCCTTCTCGTCGAGCACGCAGGCGCCCTCGGCATCGCGCGAGAACAGGTGCATCGAGATCACCTGATCGACGATGGCGGGGAGCTCCCGGCCCGCCTTGGAGCCCTCCATCTGCGGCTGCCAAGTCGTGACGTTGAATTCGTCGGTCGCCTTCTCCAGCACGCCGACGAAGATCACCGTCCTCCCCGGCGCGTGCTGCAGGTGCTTGAGCGCCTGGATGACCTCGCGCCCGAGCAGGCCGTAGGCACTCCGGACATCCGGTTTCCCGGTGCGCTCCGAAAAGGCCTCCGGCTGCTGCTTGGCGTAGACCATCACCTGGCGGGTGAGATCGGTGATGCTGTCGACGAAGACGATCGACTTGCCGGCGAGGAACTCCTCGACGCCGCTGCCGGCGTAGACGCCGCGCGCATGGCGGTGATGCTCGGCGCTGTACCAGGCGGATGCGTCGGCCGCCGGATCGGGCCCGCCGATCAGGACCGCGAGATCGCGGAAATCGACGAAGCTGCGGATCGGAATGCTGGCGCCGGGCCAGTCCTGGACGGATTTCATGCCCGCTTCGAGATCGAGGCAGACCGTGCGTTCGACGGGCAGCGTCTTCAGGAGCGTCGTCTTGCCGACGCCGGGCGGCCCGAAGATGGCGAGAGAGGTCTTGTTGTGCGCGGCCGACAGTCGTTCGTCGGCGGTCACGATGCGTATCGGCATTCCGGTCTCCTTCCTCGTGATCGACCATCGGCTGGTCTACGGGAGCTTCGGGCTGGGTCGGGTTGGGGAAACGGCGGGGCGTTGACCAGGTGCCGAAGGATGACCTGCCCGTCCTCGCGGATCGGGCCGCCCCGCCGCTTGTTCCGGGTCTAGGACGAGTCCTCCGTCCGGATGGCGAGCCGGTAGCTGGCCTTGCCGGTCCTGACGGTGCGGGCCGCGGCGAAGGCTTCGCGGATCGGCGCCGTCCAGGCCGAGTACTTGCGCTCCGGCACGCGGTAGGCGATGTCGACATAGTCGGCGGGATTCTCGCCGCCGGCGCGGATGCGCTCGACCAACCGCGCGAGCTGAGCCTGGTCCCAGTCGACCTTCTTCGGGATGTCGGCGACCACGGTGACCGGGCCGTCGTCGAAACGAACCGTGCCGGTGTCCTTGCCTTCGGCATGACGCAGCGTGGCGGCGCGGTCGGCGTAGCGCAGCGCGATAGCGGCTTCGAGCCAGTCCTTGAGGTGCTTTGCCGCCTGGAGCGCCGCCTCGGCGTCTTCTTGCAGGAGCGCCAGTTGGTCGGCCGGCAGCATGGCGATCTCGCCGACCGGCATCGCGCGAAGCTCGTCGAGCGGAATGCGGTTGCCGCGGGTGGGCATCAGGCCGCCTCCCGGGCCATGAGGGTGGCGAAGGACAGCGGTGCGTTCTTGGGGCGCGGCCGGGCGACGGCGAGATAGCCGAACGTGCCCGGTGCAAGCCGGCGCTGCACGAGATGAACGAAGCCCTGCTCGGCGAGCCTGAAGGCGCGATTGCTCGTTCCGATCAGCGTGGCGCGATCCTCGGCGCTCATCGCTTGGCCGTATGGCGTGCGGTCGGCGCCGAGAAACCCGCGATGGTATTCGAGGACGTCGCCGGGCGCGGCGTGGGCGAGCCAAGCGCAGAGCTCGATCTCGGTGAGGATGAGTGGGGCGTTCTTCATCCCAATTGAAATACCGGCTCGCCCTCCAGGCACCAATTCGAATGATTTCGCTCTGTTTCGCCCGCGAACCGGAGAGAAAACAAAGTTATCGGCGCGGGCCTGCGCGTGGTTCCGGCCGGTCATTGCGCAATCTCACGTAGCTTTCCGGCCTCGAAAGCTTCGATATCCTCGAGGCGGTAGACGACACGACCGCCGAGCTTGAGATAACGCGGCCCCTTGCCCTCCCAGCGCCACCGCTCCAGCGTGCGCGGAGAAATGCGCCAGCGTCGGGCCAGATCAATCTGTGTGAAGTGACGTACCGGCCGAGGAATCGGTCCGACCGGCGCGGAATGATCAGGGAGAGAGTTTTCGTGCGACATCTTCTTTCACCGCGAAACCCATGCGTTCATCTGGTTTCGCAGAGATTATCGGTGTCGCGACCGCGGACTGATATTCTCCGCCGCGAACAAAGATGTGACGCTACGTCACGCCGGAACTAAGGGTTTCCGCGGGCTTAGAGGGAAAGATGTGACGCCGGCTCGAAGAGCCGTGATATCGTCCACGGATCAGGCGGCGTCCCGGATCTGGGTGGCTGGAACCCGAAGCAGGTAAGGGTTGAGCCGATACCCGTGCCAAGGGTCGTTCTCAATAATATCATTTACCTCCAGTTGGAGGTCGAGCACGTCGAGAAATTTCTTTTCGAGACCTTTCCGGAATCTCGTAACACGTTGACGGAGTGCCGGCTCGTCAATCTCCCGGCCATCGATCTCAAGACGCTTAGTCAACGTTCCCGCGGGAACGAACCGGAAATCGTGCTTCGAACGCTCAGCCAGAAGATCCTCGTCGAATTCCTTCATGAGAGCCTTCACAAGCTCGAATCCAGCGCCCTTGACCTCAATACCGCCGTGGAACAGGACGCGCTTATGCTCCTCGTCGAGTGCAAAGACGAGAGGCCGCTCGATGATTCGTCTAGCGTCACGAATTGCCTGCTTTGAGGCAGGAGGCTCTGCCTCCGTCGGATCGAGGATGTCGGGCAACCGCACCGAGGCTGACTGCATCAACATCAACAGGGATGTTTCAGGCAACGACAGCGACTGAATCAAGGTTGCGTGGTGCGCGAGTTCCTGACATATGACTTCTTGAACGGTTTGGCCATGGCGGCGGTGCAGGTCGTAGAGCTTTGCCGCGTTTTCCTCGTGAGTGCCCGACAGATGAGGCAGGATGCGGAAAATCTGGCCGAAGGAGCTGAAGAAAGCCTGTTCCGTCATGGTCGCCAGCTTGAGGGCGTGGAGCACATAGGACTCGGCCGTGATGACGTCCATCCCGGGCTTTCGTTCCCCGTGGAACAGGTCGACGAGATAGGCCGCCGCCGGTTCGTGTTCGCCGAGCCTCGCGCCGAGAATCCCGAATCGGCGATCGAGGCACTGAGAACAAGCGCCGCAATGCCGCTTCCGGCGAGTCGCCTCCCGCACCCGCGTGCAGCTGAAGGTATCGGCGATCAGATCGGCGCAGCCTTGCGCGGCGATAACGCCAGCCATCTCGGCCTTGGTTTTCCAGAAATAGGGATTCTCGACTGTGATCGGCTCTTCGAGGATCAGCGAGAAAAGGCGACCGAAGTCCGAAAGTACCTTGGGATGTGTCGTGCGCGTCGCCCGCGTCCCGAGAACGTGCCCCGCCAACGGCAGATTCACGCTCACGACGCCGTTTTCGTAAAATCGCACGGTATTCTTGCGGAAAAGGCGAGCGACGATCAACCCCAGAGTCGCGAACAAGAACGACCGCGTTCTTTGGGTGAACTCGACCGCCTCCTCGTGTCCTTTGTTGGCGCTGACCGGCACATGAAAGAGCTGTCCAGGCCTGGTCCGCTCGCGGAGCGCGGCGACAAGATGCGCCTGCTTCGACATGATCATGGACGATGCCTGATGGCTCACAAGCGCGACCCGGCGGCCATCATCGATTGCCCGCTCGACGGCGCCAGCGAAAGAATCCAAACCGCCCGAGAAGAGAATGACGTCATCGGGGACAAACCCCGTATCGACGGAACCGCCGAGATCCAGATAGGGCTGCAGCCCCGTCGGTTTCGGGTCGGGATGCGGCATGAACTCGAAATCGAACTGATCGTCGGACAGAAAGTCGAGCGTTTCGATCAATGTTTCTCGGACATCCGCACGGCGCCAGAGATCGATTTGCCGAACGGGGATCCTGAACCGGAAGCGTCGGGACCACTCCTTGCCCATGTCCGGCATCGTGTCGCCGCCCCGGCGCGTGAACTGGTCGGCGCAGTATACGTAGGCGGCAATCTCTATCAGATCGGTCAGAACAGGCGGGATATCCTCGACCATGCGAGTAGAAACGTCGCCAAGCTTCAGGTTGACGCGATTTGCGGGGCGCGCGGACAACCTGGCATCGAGTTCCAGAACGTCCTCGGCTTTGGATTTCCTTGCCGATAGTCCGCCGCAGACGATTAGGCGTTCAGTCACTTGCGTCCCTCCGTATACGCATTTCCCGCCGGATCTTGTCGAAGGCGACGTGCACGAAGTTTCCGGCTTTGGCCTGATCGATACCGCCCTCATAGGTGTGCTTGGAGAACCACTCGCCCGAAAACTCCTTCACGATCCGAGCGGTCTCGCGACAGTGGGTCTCCAAAGCACCTTCGAACTGGCTGTGCTCCCTGACCGTCTGAAACCGTGAATTGATCCCCACATGCTTCGGAAGCTCGCGGCTGAGGTAATAATCGAGATGACGGCGGGTCAGCCGGCTGAAGAAGTCGCATGAGAGCAGGCCGAATTGCTTGACTGTCGCCAGGCCGCCGAGGGCGCTTTTGACGTCATCGGTCGTGGCGCCGAAGAGGCGGGGGAGCTCCCGACCGGCTACGGCGTTGAGGCTTTCCGTCGCCGCCATCTGCACCATCTCGCTGAAGTCCGTGCGGCCCCCGTTCGGGCGAATTTCCCGATCCACGGCATCGGTAAACGCCGAGACAACCTCCACCAGGGACGGCTGGTCGCTGACGCGCAGCCCGAGCATGCGAAGTTCAGGAACGAAGTGTTCCTTGCGAGCGGCCAACAGGACCTGGGTAAGAAGATAGAACGCCGAACGAACGGCCGGATCCTTCGCCGAATCGATCATGTTGCGCTCGGCGGCTGCGGAAACGGCCGAGGCAATGTCCTGGACATCCGCGCCACCGCCGATCAGTTCGACGACACGGCGCCATTTCCTCGATTGCGGTAACGTGCCGAGACGCTGATGCCCCATGGAGATCGCTACCGGTGCAGGGGCCGGCAGCCTCCCTCTCTGCACGCGCTTCCAGCGGCGTTGTTCCCAAACAAATCGTCCACCCCGTCTTCCATTGCACAGGTTGATTGAACATGACGGATAGCTTCACACGCCAGTAATACAACCCGACAAATCAATGTTCTATTTTCGTTCCAGGCGACTGAATGAGTCAATCGTGGCGCTTCCCGGAGGCACGCCCCATTTCCTTTGTTTGCGCGCCAACACGATAAGAGATTGTTTTTGCTTCTATTTTTTGAAACCGGCACCTACCGTCCTCCAATAAACACCATTGCGGACGGTCCCCATTTGATGCGTGACGTGTTGGTTTTCATGGATTCCAAGCACTGCCTGGAAACTGGTCCAAATGCCTTCGATCCTACGTGGATGAGCGGGGACGAGCGAATCGGCGAGATCTGTGCGATCCTCGGGCGCGGCCTCGTCCGGCTGAAAGCGCGCCAGTCAAGGCCCATATCCGACGACCACGGAGAAAGTTGCCTCGACTTCCCGCTCCGCCAGCGCAGGTCTGGACCCGTCGCCAACCCGACGGACGAGACCACGCCATGACCGAGACCATCATCGCCCGAATCGCGGCCCTGAAGACGACGCCGACCCCGGACCTGAAGAAGCAGTGGCGCGATCTCTTCGAGACGGAGCCGCCGCCCTACAACCGGCGCTTCCTCGAAAGCCGGCTCGCCTATCGCATCCAGGAGCTCGCCTACAGCGGCCTCAAGCCCGAGACGATCGAGCGCCTCGAGGCGCTGGGCGAGCAGCTCGACGGGGGCAACATCGTGCTGCGCCGGACCCGCGCCGACGACAAGCCGATCGCCGGGACGCGGCTGATCCGCGAATGGCAGGGCGTCGAGCACACCGTCACCGTCCTACAGGACGGCTACGAGTGGCAGGGGCGGCCCTGCCGGTCGCTTTCCGCCATCGCGCGGGCCATCACCGGCACGCGGTGGAACGGCTGGGTGTTCTTCGGGCTCAAGAACCAGCGGAGCCGTCCATGAAGAAGCCGGCCCATCCGCCGAAAGCCGCCCGGAAGCTCCGCTGCGCGATCTATACGCGCAAATCGACCGAGGAAGGGCTGGAGATGGAGTTCAACAGCCTCGATGCCCAACGCGAGGCCTGCGAGGCCTATATCGCGAGCCAGAGGTCGGAAGGTTGGGTGGAACTTGCCGACCGCTACGACGACGGCGGCTTCTCCGGCGGGACGCTGGAACGCCCCGCGTTGAAGCGCTTGCTGGCCGACATCGAGGAAGGCGGAATCGACGTCGTAGTCGTTTACAAGATTGACCGCCTCAGCCGCTCGCTCATGGACTTCGCCAAGCTGGTCGAGGTGTTCGACCGGCGCGGAGTCACCTTCGTCAGCGTCACCCAGTCCTTCAACACCACGACCAGCATGGGACGGCTGACGCTCAACATCCTGCTCTCCTTCGCCCAGTTCGAGCGCGAGGTGATCGGCGAGCGCATCCGCGACAAGTTCGCCGCCAGCCGCAAGAAGGGCATGTGGATGGGCGGCTTCGTGCCGCTCGGATACTCGGTCAAGGACCGCAAGCTCGTCATTAACGAGCCTGAGGCCGCCACCGTCCGGATGATCTTCGAGCGGTTCGTCGAGGTGGGCTCGGCGACCATGCTGGCCCGGACGCTCGTCGCTGAGGGGGTGGCGACGCGGCGCGGGCGGGCGGTCGACAAGGGCTTCCTCTACAAGCTGCTCAACAACCGGGTCTATATCGGCGAGGCGGTCCACAAGGGCACGGCCTATCCCGGCGAGCACAAGGCCATCATCAGTCGTGCGCTCTGGGACAAGGTCCACGGAATCCTGCGCGAGAGCCCGAGGGTTCGCGCCGCGCGCACGCGCGCCTCGACGCCCGCGCTGCTCAAGGGGCTGATATTCGGTCCCACCGGCTGCGCCATGACGCCGACCCACACGCGGCGCGGCGAGAAGCTCTATCGCTATTACGTCAGCCAGTCGGTGCTGAAGCGCGGGCCCGAGGCCTGCCCGGTCGGACGCGTATCCGCGGCCGAGATCGAGGCGGCCGTCGTCAGCCAATTGCGTGGTCTCCTGCGCGCGCCGGAGGTCGTCGTCGGCACATGGCGCGCCGCTCGGGCCGAGATCGATGGGCTCGCGGAATCCGAGGTGCGGGTGGCGCTGGAACGTCTCGACCCGCTTTGGGACGAGCTCTTCCCGGCCGAGCAGGCGCGCATCGTCCAGCTTCTCGTCGAGCGGGTCGACGTGGCGCCGGACGGCATCGATATCCGGCTCCGGGTCGACGGACTGGCAACTTTGGTCCGCGACATTGCCGGCGCCGGCACCGAGGCGCGGAGGGCGGCATGACCGACCCGGCGTCCCTCGCCAAGGACGGGCGCACGCTCACGATTCGCGTGCCGTTCGCGCTGCGGAAGCGCGGGGGCCGGAAACTGGTCGTGGCGCCGGAAGGCGCGACCTGGGGCGCGCCGCGCCCACGGGTGGACAGCACCATGGTCAAGGCGATCGCGCGCGCCCATCGGTGGAAGCGGCTTCTCGAAAGCGGCCGGTTCGGCTCGGTTGCCGAATTGGCCGAAGCCGAGAAGATCAACCAGTCCTATCTGTGCCGTGTCCTGCGCCTGACCCTCCTCGCGCCGGACATCGTCGAGGCGATCCTTGATGGGCGGCAGCCTCCCGGAATTCAGTTGGATGTCTTGTTAAGCCCCCATCCCGTCGCTTGGCCGACGCAACGCGACCGACTGCTGGGCGGGTAGACCTATCTGATCTGGTACCCCCTGATTCGCGGGCGCTCGATCAGCAGGTGCATCCCAGTCAGCGCTTCCTGTCGCGCGGCGGAAAGGGATCGTTGCCCTTCGGCACAGTGTCGGAATCGCGAAAGCGGCCGTGCCGGTCCTGGATGCGGACCTCGCCCCCGCCAAGGTCCCTCACGGTGTCTTTAGCGGACTTTTCAGCGGCGCTCTGCTTACGGTGGATACTTTCGGGCGTGCTGACGCCGCCCTGCTTCACCGCCCAGCTCTTGCCGTGCTTGACGACGTAACGATCATTCTTGCTCATTCTCAGGGTATCCCTTCCAGTTCGAAACAGCGCCTTCCTAGCTCGAAAGACTCTTGCGCAGGTTTTTCAGCAGCGACTCTGCATCGTCGATCTTTCTCAGAATCTCCGGATCGCCCTTGAGATCGGTGATCGCCGTCCAGGGGACCCGCTTCATCGATTCGATTGCCGCAGCGAGGTCGCCCGCAAGGCCCGACTTGTCCTTTTGTGCGGACGGGCCGACGCGCAGCATCGCGGAGTCAAGATCGCCGTCTCTGGACAGGAAATGCTCGCGCGCCACCGGATCGGGTAGGATCACGCGCAGCTTGCGCAGGTCCTTGGAGTTGGTGACGCGCTTCTGGTTGACCTTCTTCACCACGGCATCAATGACACTCGGCGTCAGCAGCTTCTTGCTAACGCCCATCAGCTCGCGCGCCCAGGTGATGGCGCCCGCCTGATCGCGCAGGCCGGTGAAGCGCGCGGACAGCTCGTAAACCTCAACGAGCTTATCCAGCTCGCGCAGCGAAATACCGAGAATGTTTGCCGCGCTCGCGCGCCCGACCAGATCGACAAGCCGGTACGCGACCATCTCCTTCTCGCGCGCGTCCCACTCCTTGCGCTGCCGGTGGATATAAATCCACACCCGCAGGCGCTCCTCGTCGGTCAGCGTGCGGTCGGTAACCTCAACTGGCATCTGCCGGTACTGGTGCCGGCCCTGCCGGACCAGAATTGCGGAATTCGTCCAGCGGCGTTCGCCGTCAATGATGCGGAATTTGCCCGGCTGATCCGGGTGCGGCTCGACCAGAAGCGGCTCAAACAGACCCTCGTTGGCTTCGATCTGCCGCTGCAATTCCTCGTCCTCCTTAGGGCCAAGGCGCGGCTGGCGTTCATTCGGCACTACGTCGTCGATATCGACCTTGGTTCGGTAGGTGCGCAGGATGGTCGGCCCAAGCCGCCGCTCCTGCAGGCCGATGACCCGGCCGCCCCGTTCGCTGCCGGTGTCAGGCTTGGTCATGGTCACGGTCAGGCTCACTGGTGCCGATGATGCCGTCGATCTCGTTGGCGAGTTCCGCCTTCACCTTCTGGATGGACTTGAGAAGCGTGCCCTCCTGCTTCCAGTGGGCCTCGTGCGCTTTCATCTCCTTTTCCTGGAGCTTGAGCATTGCATCGGTGTGCGACTCGATCCGCCCCAGCAGGTGGGCGCAGCGCGACGATGTGATGTAGTCGAACAGCGCCGCCATCTTCTTGGCGCGCTCTGACTTGCTGATCCGAAGTGTGTGGACCTGTACGATGTGCTTGCGGATGATCTGCGCGATAGCGATCGCCCGCGCCGGGTTCACGATGACGACGCTCTCGCGCACTTCGACCTGCTTCGTCCCCGCCGGGAACTTGAACGTCGAAAGCACGGCGTAGTCCGCCTTGGCAGCAGTCTGGTCTCGCACTAGCTTGCTGACATAATCGTCGCGCCAGGCGGTGCTGTTTTTGCTGTCGTAGATGATCTTGCCGCATTCGCGGCCGTTGTGGATGACCGCGTGGATGATGTCGGCGCCCGACACGCCCCTGCTCACGCGCTCGATCTTGTCGCCGTCAAATTCGGCCTTGAGGGCATCGAACAGCTTGACTTCGGCGCCCTCGCCCAGCTCCTCGGCGGTCTTCTTCTCAAGTTGGCGCGTGAGGGCTTCGAGCTTGCCTGTGAGCTTTTGCGTCTCCTCGGCGTGCTTGGCCTTTTCGGCGTTGAGCGCGTCGGTCTTGTCCTTCTCCATCGCCTCGCGCGCTTCCTGGACGCGCTCGTTGATGGCCTTGTCGTGATCGGCTTTCAGGGTTTCAAGCTGGGTCAGCGCCCCCTGCTTCTCCTGCTCGGCCGCGGCGACCTTTTCCTGCCATGCCGCATCGCGCGCCTGCGCCGACTCTTCTAGCGCGGCGATGCGCTCAGCCGAAGCGGCGTCGGCCTCGGCCTTCGCACGCTCGACGGCGGCGAGCTTTTCCTGCAACGCGGCGTCCGCCTCGGCCTTGCCTGCGACCCGCGCTGCGGCCTCCCTTGCCGCGGTTTCGTCGGTGATCTTCATGACGGCGGCAGCGCTGTCCTGGCGCGCCTTCTCGACGGCGGCGGCAGCCGCCGCCTCGATCTGCGCCTTTTCCGTTGCAATCTGCTGCGCGGCGGCCGCCCTGGCGGCGTCTGTCAGAGCCCGCTCGCGAGCCTCCATGCGGGCGCGGACGGCCTCGGCCTTGTCGTTGGGAATGGGTTGGTCGCAGACCGGGCAGGTTTCGCCGAGGACGTGCAGGTGGGGATCACGCGGCTGGCGCGAGGCGAGCTGGGGCGAAGCCATAGGAGCACTCCGCAGTTAGGAATAAGTAGGACCTAATTTATCCCAATCCGTCCCTATGTCAAGTGCCTATTTGCCGCCCGGCTATCTCACCCGGGGATTCCCTGATTCGCATGCGGTCGATCAGCAGATGCTTCGTGGTCAGCGTGAAGACCTTGCCGTCGGTGGCCACCTGTAGCAGCCGGGCGCATATCCTCAAGCGGCCCGTGACGCCGATTGAGCTACGGTTTTGCGAAGCAATCCCGATTTACGGTCGATGGAATAGCCGGCCTTCCGCAACGCGACCAGCACGTCTCCCAGGTGGAGGTCATCGAGTAGAAGGTGCTTCTGGATCGCCTTGGTCAGAACGTGCGCATAAACGTAACTCGGATTCCGCGCCTTCTCGATCGACAGGTCCGCAATCGCCTCGCGGATCAAGGCAAGGGTATCGCCGTTGACAGCAGGCCGTGCATTGGCGGCCGTCTCCGACTGCGCCGGTTTCTGAACCGTCAGAATCAGATCGACGGTTACCACGCCTTCTGAACCTGAGTTGAGACCCTTCACCGAGCGCTGTCCCTTATCGAGTATCGCGACATGCGCTGGAGCGGCCTTGAATCCGGCGTCGCGCAAGGCCCGCTGCACCAGACCCCAGATGCGCCCGCTGCTGTTGCCGAACACAACCGACATATAGCGGCCCGGCTTGAGGACGCGGAACGCCTCGGCGAATGCGCCGCGCAGCAGGTTCTCGTAGCGCACTTCCGCACCGCTCTTGCGCTTGCCGGTTGTGTGCACGACGGCTTCGCTCGTGCAATCCGTCGTGCGGCCGAGCCAGGCTTCGTGAAAGAGACTCATGTCGCTGTAGAAGATATTGCTGCCGAACGGCGGGTCCGAGAACGCGTAGTCAACGCTGGCGTCGCCGAGGTGCGCAAGCCGGTCGGCCGAAGCCAGCTCGTATGAAACGTCTTTGGCGCTGGCATGGCTGAAGAGCGGCCCCTCTCCGCTGCCGAAGAGTTCCGCATCGGCGCGCAGCGCCGCCTCGACCTTGCGGTCGAACAACTCGAATACGTTCCACTCGTAGTAAACTGGGGCGATGTAATAGGTCTGGTTCTGCGCGTTGAGCGGGCGCTGGGCGCTCCACTGATAGCGGCGCGACGCCCGAGGCAGGATGGCGGTGAAGGCAAAGCGCAGCTTGCGCCTGACGTCTTCATCGGCGGTGGAATTGACCGCCTTCCACAGCTCCAGGAGAGCGATGGCATTGCGCGGTGAAAAGAAGCGCGCGGTTTCGGTCATGCCCGCCTTGCCAAGGCCCGAGCGGCTGTACATTTCGCGATCATCGGTGATCGAAAGCGAGGGCACATCTTTCTGACGGCGGTCTTTGGCGGCTGCTACAATCATCCTGCGGTCAAAATCGCAGACAGGTTGCGGTGTGAGCTTTCCATCCTTCCCGGTCACGACAACCTCGACTGGTACATCCTCGCCTCGCTTCCATGTTCGCCTCGCAAACGGCCCGCCGCAGGCCGGGCAAGCCTTCGGCGGCGCGCCGCTCGGGGATATGTGCTCGTAGTAGACCATCTCCTTTGCGCAGGCCGGGCAGATATATGTGAAGGACCAGACGGTGCGGGTCAGTTCGGCGACGGCGTCATCCGAGGCGCGCTTTGTCTTGTAAAGCTCACCGAGCGCGGCGCGCGCCTTCTTCATCGCGGCGTCCGCCGCCTTGCGCAGCGCCGACGGCGAGACTTCGGCAAGGTAACCGGTCGCGATATGCTGGCCGAGAACGGAGATGTCGCTGAGCACGGCCCTGCGGCCGGCGCTGAGTGCGGCAAGGCCCGTCATGCCCGAGCCGGCAAAGAAATCGACCACAGTATCACCGGGGGCTGTAAAAGTTTCGATGAAAGGCCGGATCGCCGCGACCGGCACCTTCGTCAGGTAGGCGTGGCAGTTGTAGATGGCGTCTGTGCGTGGGGCGGTTATCGTCTCCGGTAGCGATTCGAGGTTAGGCGCCAAGCCTGCTCTCCTGCTGTTGTTGTTACCAGACTGCGATAAGAATACCAGATGGGAAACGCAGAGTCTGTAGACTCATTGTCACCATATCCGTAGCCTCAATGCAACACGGCTTGAGGTTTTCAATGTGAATCATGATCCTAAAGAAATACTGGCAAAAAATCTCCGCCGCATAAGGAAATCGACAGGGTTATCCCAAGAAGAACTGGCCGATCGGGCGGGGCTGCACAGGACTTACATAAGCTCGATTGAGCGCGCTGAGCGCAATATCTCCCTTGAGAACATATTTTTACTTGCGCGGGCTCTGGATGTAGAGCCGGGCGACCTCATAAAGCCGGTCAAAGTTAAGGACGCCGGCTGATGGGGTTTAAGGTCGATAGCAGCTTCCTGCGGTTCCTGACGATGGGCGCGCTCGGCGTGCGCCGGGTAGCCGCGGAATTGAAAGAGCGCGGCTTCGAGCCCATCGAGCTTGAGCGCTATTGCGCCTCCAACAAGATTTGGGCGACCAAGGTCAAGCGGCTGCGCCTGCCCGATCTGCTCTGCGTGCGCACCGGCCTGCGGGTCGAAGTGCGCGCGAAAAGCGACCTCAAAATCAGGATGAGCGATGCTCCGAACAACCTGGACCGAGTCTGGGATGCCGGTCTACGCGATGAAGACGTGGTAGCGTTGATTGCTTGCGTGAATGGCGCTTCAAGCCCGCAGCCGGCCGACGGTGCCGTGTATTTCACGGCGCGGACACTGCGCGACTCGGCGGCGCAATCAAAACTCGGCCCGCCCAAGTCGGCCTCCGAAGGGGCCGAGCGCGACCGGACCTGGCCAGCGGTGATCCCGAGCCGGCCCGGCAGGGTGCTGTCAGTCTCGCGAGACAAGCTCGTCGTCATGATGGAGGGCGATGGCAAGCCTGCGCGAAAGCAGACTTACACGCTGAACGGTAAGTACGGCTATGTCGTGCCGGATGACCGCTTCGCTGCCGATATAACCATCCTTGCCGGCGCGCCGCGTTCACTCGCCGATTTGAATGCGTATCGCGGGAACGCTTACCGGCCCCTCGATCACGTCGGCGCCGCAAGTGCCATGGACCGCTACGCGGCGGTGAAGGCGCTGCGGTTTCGCGCTGACTTGCACAGGCAGGCGTTGCCCGTCCTGGAACGGGTGTTGGATAGCGAGCAGGAAATCCGTGTCGCGCTCGAAGCGGCCGGCAGCGCCGCCGTGCTCGGCTCGACCAAGGGGCAGGAGCGCATTGCTGCCGTGCTGTGGGACGATGCGTCCACTGAGATGAGCATGGAAGCGATCCTCATTCTGACGGAACTGAAAACCACCTTCGCGCGCGAACAGCTCCGGCTTGCCGCTTCGGGCGAACGGTTTCACGGTGATGAACGGCGGCAGGCTGCGATCTGGGGGCTTGGCAAGGCCGGCCTCAATTCGTACTCCGATCTCGTTCCCTTGATTGGCGATGTCGAAGAAAATGTTGCCTTTCACGCGATTGCCGCCTTCGGAGTCGACACGCCGAAGCCCGTCATCGAAATGCTCGTCGGGATTCTCGTGAAGGGTGAGCCGCGCAGCGCGCCCGCCGCTTCCGAAGCGCTGCGCGCGATTGGCACGCGAGGTGTGCTCGAATGCTTGGTCGAAGCCGAAAAGACCAAAGCCGGCAACACCAATTGGGTGGTGGCGACCATCGGCCGTCTCCCGCCGGACATGGTGCGGGCATATCTTAAGGGAATGCCGCTCCTGGACCGCCTTGAGCCGATGCTTCTCCTCGCGGCCGACGCGAATTGGCTCGCCAATGAAGAGGCTGCAACGGACATGGCATTCCTGCATAAACAGGGCCTGTAATGGTGTCAGCGGCTTCGGCGCTTGCGATTTGAGAACTATCTCTTGCTCTTGCTGAGCAATGGGGATTCCAACGCGACGCAAGGAACGCGCTCAAAAACTTCGCATAACTAGAGGCTTGATAGACACGTACTGGAACCACGACAGTCCAGAGGTCCAGAGAAAAACGGCGGAGAGAGAACGCCCTGGGCGAGAACGATGGACAGCGTGGTGCAGAGGCCAGCGGTCCGAACCGCGCGGTTCCTTGGGCTTTCAGGCGCGGCCCGGCGAACGGAGAACATTCGACCCGGCAAAATTGGCGGAGGGAAGGGGCAAGAAATCCAACGTTCTCTGAGATTGCCTCCACGCATAGCCTCGATGTTTACCGCAGCGTAACCACAAGCTTCTGTAACGCATCCGTAGCCGTCAGCGTACATTGCCCA